AATATTATACAGGGCGCATATTTTCCGCTTACGGCAAATTTATATCTAAACGTTACTTAGACTTCGAAGACAAAGAAAAAAACCGCGTGTGGGCTAAATATAACGCTTGGAAAATAAAACGTGATATTCAGCTAAAAAGTGAACTTGAAAATAAAACAGCTGAACAATCTGAAAGTATTTACAAAGACTATTTGCAGCAAGTTGAACACGTTTATAATGATGTTGAAAACAATATGAAAAATAACCCGTGGTCAATGGCTGGCGCTTGTCCTATTTGCTTTGGTACATGGGTTTCACTATTTACATTTACATTCTTTGTTATATTCGTTCCCCTGCCGTGGTGGTATATCTTTATAGGTACGCCTGCCGCTGTAATTATTTCACGTTATATTAAAATTTACTGATGGATTCCCTGACTATTACCGCCGATTCGCTTAACTATTTTATGAAAGTTTTGCCCGAAATAAAACAACAACTTTTTATTTTAAAGCCGCTTATTATTTGCCTATCATTTTTACTTTTAGTAGATTTTTTAACAGGCGTTCGCAAAGCAAAAGCATTAAAAGAAAAAATACAGTCGCGCGGTTTTAGACGTACCATTTCAAAAATGAATGATTATTGTTTAGCAATTATAAGTAGTCAGGTTTTTACATGGATGTTAGACCTTGAATTTACCTTATCTTATTACGTTGCTATGTTTGTTTGTGGCATTGAGCTAAAATCTATTTTCGAAAATGTTTCACAAACTACAGGTGTGGACATTATCGGTTACTTTAAAGGCTTTATTCCTAACCCTAAAGATTTATTAAAAAAACCTGCAAGCGATAAACCTACAGGTGAATAATTTACTGTTTTGCTCTTTTGTTTTCATGTGTTCTCAGGCCGTTGCGTAGTGATATGCAGCGGTTTTTCTGTTTGTGCTAACTTATGAAAGTTTCTAAGCCAAAGTTCATTTACTATTATGTAGCCCTTATTATAAAACTTTTTGTTTTCGCCCGCTTCAAATAATTGGCGTTCAAACGTTTCTTCAAATGTCGGTAAATCTTTCATTTTTTAGCTATAAGTATTTCGTGTGTTTCAAATTTTATTAAGGCTGCAACCTGAACGACTTTGTGACGCTTAAAATAAAAATCAGCATCGTGTTCTATGTCATTAACTATAATCGTATTTCTATCCCATAGTGCAAACTCGCAATGTAATTTAAACCTATCATTCATTTGCGAATGAAACAAAAATAACGGGATATAATCATTCGTTTTAGGTAGCTGCCTTGTTAGGTCAAAATTTAAGCATTTGTAATGGTTGCAATAAACAGGCCAAACAGATAATTCATTAGGTATTATGCGCTGAATATCACCCATACCAACGCCTAAAGTTCTGTTATGAAATTCGCTTGTATCCTGATTAGGAAACAATTTATTCACCGCTATCGCTACGCAGTTCATTTTGTGATTTATTAAAAGCTACATAAGTTAATTTTTTGCACTCATCTAAATACCATTCAATCTGCGATTCAGGTAAAGTTATCGCCATGGCTATCAATTCAGCAACAGCGCCAACGTTTTCATAAGAAGTAGTATTTAATAGTTCGCGTTCATCGGGATTTGCAGCCTTTTCAAACGTATTAACAAATAGGTTTATAGCTGTATGCAAGTCTAAAAAACGCTTTTTCATTTCAAATTTCAACTTGTTTGGTTCGAATTGCGCAATTGCATATTTTGCAGTTCTTAGCGACCCTAATAATAACCAAATGTTTTGCGTCAATTCGTTTACTTTTTGCTCACCAACTTTTGCAATTAGTGCCGCTTTTTTTTCTTCATTAGTCATGTCCTTTCAGTTTGTTTTCAAGTTCTTCAATTTTATGTAAAAATATGTCAATCCTTAGTTCAAGTTCTTCATCATAAGGTTCTTCATTTTGAATCCATAGCAACGCATCACAATAGCCTTTTTTGTATTCCAAAATTCGCCTTAATCGGTGTTTTTCTGTTTGTGTCATATCTTTAATTTGCTTGACCAATTAGCAATGTTAAAAGCAGGTATTTTAATAGATTCTAAATATTTAGGAACGTCAAAACTTGGACATGCTTTGTTTTGCACTTGGTTATGCCCTGCAATAATTATTTTTGGGTTATGCTTTACAATATCATGAACGTAATTATACATGGTCAATAATTGACCAGGCGTGCGCGTATCTTTAGGCATTCGCATGTCAGCAGTCATGCCACCGATATAACAAACGTGACGGGCGTTTCTATTAAGTAGCGTTGTACCTAATACGCCCCATGTTTGTTCCCATTCGTTTATTAGATTATCTTCATTGTATTTCCAAATGTTAACAAGTTTGCCGCTTGTTTCAATAACATCAGCATAGCCAGGCTTAGACCAACCGCGGCCGCCTTTTGAAACGGGTAACGTGTGCATAGCTATTATTTGTTCAGCTTTAGCATCGCGAAATTCAGGGCCCGCAGAACAATGCAAAAACAAGGTATGAAATCCATCGGCACAAACAGTATTAGCAACGGTTAATGTTTTTGGTCCTGCTATTCCATCGGGAACTAAGTTATAGTGTTTTTGAAATTCTATAACATCATTTCGCATTGTTTCATCATAGAATCCATCAATTAAACCAGCATAGAAGTCAAGCTGTCTTAATTGCATTTGTAGCCTTACAACGGCTAAAGAATTAGAATTTAGTGTTAGCATCAAGTTCAATAATTTTAAGTTTTAGTAATTCAATTTCTTTATCTTTTGTTTTTACCATTTCACCACCTGACTATATAAACCTTACCAATTCTGTTTTTATTTCGCTGTCTATGTCATTTTTAACTGTTGTTCGTATCGGAACTTCAATTGCTTTATTTTTCTTTATGCTTTGCATTATTTTAGGTCTTGAAATTCCAAAAAATATACATGCTGCATCAATTGACATAAAAGTGCTAAATGTTTCATCTGAAAATATCGCTTTTACTTGTCGGTTTTGTTTCGGTATTTTACCTAACTTTTGCTTTAAATCGCTTCGATGCTGGATATAATTATAAACTGATTCGGCATTGACTAAGCCTTCGGTTTTTATATTGCCTAAACTTATATAAGTATCAAAATGCTTTACAAATATTTCGGGCTTACCCTCAGTTAAATATCCAAAATTTATCAATTGTCTTATTCGCGTTGCTGCATAATTCGCATTTTTAGCGCCGTTTGGCTTTATCAATTGCATCGCTTGTTCAAAGGTAAAATACATATCTTATTTTTTAAAAAAAACCGCCTGAACTTCAAAAACAGGCGGCCCAAACCAAAAGACTAATGAAAACTAAAATAAAAATAAGATAATTATTTAATATTTACAAGTTAAAAGGGCAAATCAGCATCATTATTTTTAACTGAATTGCTTATGACTTCAACTTCTACGGGCGTGGCTTTTTGACCCGTGTTTATTTTTCTGCAATACGAAGCGATAATATCAGTATAATATTTGCCTTCATGTTCACGGTATTCTACTTTGCCCTCAATGAATAACATATCGCCCTTTTCAATTGTAATGTTATTCCAATAGCTGACTTGATGCCATTGTGTTTTTTCCTGCCATTCGCCGTTTTTGTCTTTGCTACTTTCAGATGTTGCAAAGCTAAATTTTGTTAGCGTTTTTTCGCCAAATGTTTTTTGTTCAGGTTCTTTTCCGACCCGACCGATTAGTGTAACGCGGTTTACCATCGTATTTTGTTTTTAGTGTTAAAGAATGATTATTAGGTTTTAATTTTCCTTTTGTCCATATTTCGCAATCATCGAAAAAAAAGTTTCTTACTGACCCTAATTTATAGACTTTAGTTTGACGCGTGCAAATAGCTTTATAATTGCCCGCTGGCAATTGTTCGACTACATACCACTCATCGCCTTTTATTTTATCATGGAAAAATTGGAAAATCATATTGCCAAAGGTCGTATTTTTCTATTACAGAAATTAGTATTTCAGCATATTTTTTTTCAGTTGCATAGCCGCACTTTTTTAAACCGTGTGCCCATGCTTTATAATTCAATCTATTTAGCCGTGTGAGGTGTTTGTATCTTTTTGATACCAATAGTTTACTATGCGCCCGATATGACCACCACGGCGATTTATAGACTTGGAATTTATCGCGCGGCGTGTCATCTTTGTAAATAGCATATTTGCCTTTTCCGCTGTGTTTAATACCAAAGTGGTTGTTATGCTTGCGGCTTAGACTTGAACGCCCTGCATTGCTTTCTATAATGCCCTGTGCAAGTGTTATGCTAACGGGAATGTTAAATAGCTTCGCTTCGTTTTGCGCTGTCTTTAAAAAGCGTTTTATGTAGCTATCTATGTATTTTGGTGCAGGCTGTTTCTTTAGCGCTGGGAATGTTGCCGATGTAAATAATATTACTGCTAAGATTAAAAGTATTGTTTTCATGGTTTGTTTAATTTAATTATTTCTTAATAAATCTCTTTCTTTATGAAATTCTTTTAATTCGTCTTCCGATAAAATACTTTTAAGTTTTTGATACATATGTTTATGCTCAATTTCTTGCTTTTGAATATGCATAATTTGTCTTTCAACCTTATTTGTTAATTTTTTTTTGCTTAGCTTATTTGTTTGTTTTTTTGGGGTTGTTATTGGATATTTTATAAAATGTATTTTAGATTCTATTTGATTTAAAAGACAAATTTGAAGTTTTAGATATAGTAAAAATGATTTTTGCACTTCAATGCCATTTTTTAAATAGTATAAATGTTTTATTTCAAGTGAAAATACAAATAACTCGTGTATATTTTTGCAATTTACAAGTTCTATAATATTTGTACAATTTACAATATCTGAAGTATCAAATTTTAAATCACAACCGCTTTTTATTGTTAAATATTTTGGTTCGTTCATGTGTGTTTAATTTATAATGTTTACTAATGCTGCACCTGTTGCGTATCCTAAACCATAGCACAAAGCTAATTTTGCACGCTGCCAGTTGTTTTTTGCTTCAATCTGATAGGCAAGGAATGGCAGCCCTAAAAACGGTCCAATAAATGCCCAGAAAACCATCGGCAAAAGCTGCTTATCTGATACAGCACTAATATAAAATGTTGATGCTATTTCGATAATTACAGCGGCAATGAATAGGATTGTGTATTTCATAAAAAATGCGTTTTTAAATTATCCCCTGAACGCTAACA